CTTTGCCTCAAAGAACTTCATCATATCGCCGCTAATGGCGTGGATGTCCTTCCCAAGGGCTATAGCTGCCTTAACCCCCTTGACAGCGGCTTGGGCTGCGGCAAAGGCGGTTACGGGATCAATCATTTGTCCGCTTTGTTTTCTAACCGGTCAAAAATCTTGTTAAGCATTTCCTTGACCTCGCGCATATCATCTTTGTAATCCTGACGGGTCACATACGTCAACGGCAGCTTACTCAAGTCGTTTTTCAACTCTTGTACTGCCGTCCACAATTCGCGGGCGAACCAACCGGCAACAGTCAAGCACGTGCCGATGATGATGTTGATAGTTTGCTGATCCATTATGGTGCCAATGCATTTTTTGGTGAGCCGGTTGGAGATAAAGCGTTGTAGTTAACTGATTCTGCAACTTTCTTTTTTAGAGCATAATTTTGTGCAATTTCTGCCGCTGTTTTAACTCCAGGTAAACGAAATACACCCATAGCATCAAGTCCACGCAAAACAACGTTGCCGGTGTTAGACCAGTTAACTGCGCGAGGGTCTTTTACCAAAGCGTCTTGCACAGTTGATTTAAGGTCTAACAGCGTATCGCGTCCCGTCTTGCCAAACATATATTCCAGTTTGCCTTCACGGTCTAAAGAATCAATAGCTGTTTTTAGTTTTGCAAACGAAAGCTCGCCGCTTGCGTTTTTAGTTAACTGATCTTTAAGGTGTTGAATTGTTTGCCCTTGCAACTCTGCATAAGCCTGTTGCCCTTCTGGGCCTGCTTTCTTCAACAGCTTAGTAACGGTGCGCATTTCTTCCAAACTGCCATCTAAAACAACGTGGTCAAAAACGTCGCTAAGAGCCACAGCACGGTCTGCGTAGCCGCCTTTTGTGCCAAGCAATTTGGCTACCCGATAATTGTTTTCAAAGTCATTGGCCAATTGTTTGCGAGATGCGCGAGCCTCGCGGTATAAGTCACCGCCAGCGCCTTCAGTTGTATCGTCAATAAGGCGTTTTAAATCCCTACCGTAAGTGGAATTGGGCGTACCAGGCTGAGCCTTCTTGCCAATGTTCTGATACACATCCTCAATTGCACGGATAGAAATGGTGCCAGTTCCTTGGGGGTCGTTTAGCTTTAATTGCTCTAATGTGTCTTGCAAAATTGGCGCAAGTGAAGTGCGCGTTGTTGGCGTTTGCTTATTAATAAAGTCAACAAGGCTTTGATATGGCACTTGTTGTAACGTTTCGCCGGCAGTATCAGCCGCCTCATATTTTGATTTGTATGCTTTAAATCTTTTGTCGTATTCATTGACCATAGCTTTGTCAACAATACTGCCGACTTTTTTATAGGCGGTAGGATCAGCAAACTCGGCGCCAGTTTCACCGACGAGCTTTTCAAACTGGTCAACAATAGCTTTCTTTTGATTCTGCTTGAGATCAATAAGTGGCTTACCAATCTCTGGATTTTGCTTAACAATGTCGGACTCAAATTGTTGTAGGCCCAAACCAGGCACTTGCTCGCCTTTAGTCAATGGAATGCCAAAACGCTGCGCACGCTCTTGACGCAATGCAGCAGCAGAAGTCTCAGCGGCTCCCATGCCAGGCATAGGGGCGGCAGGCTTGCGCTGAAAAGCTCCAGCCATAGCGTTTTGCACCGGCTGCGTTACGGCGGCTGTTTTGGCCGCAAGCTGATTGGTGATTGGCTGAGACAATACGCCAGCAGATTGCAGCATATTGGTAGGTGCAACGCCAACCAAATTTCCAAGGACATCGCCAACAGCTTGCAAATTACGCTGCGCTTCTGGCGTGCGCGGCTGGTACGTCATGTACTCTTGTACATTCTTTGCTACATCTTCACCCGCTTTAATGCCTTGTTGCGTACCATATTTGCCGCTAGTTAGCGTGCCAAAGACACCGGCAATAGGTGCAACCACCCCGCTGACAGCAGCCGATCCCAATGCCGGTATTGTCTCAATGTTGCCCATAACAGTCTCATACATAGACCGTTCTGCATCGGCTGGGGCGGCTGTTGAACCTTCAGATAATTTAGCTTCTTTGTAGGCTTTTGCAACAGTATCAAACTCAGGCGTGCCTTTTTTGCTGGCATTTTTAACAATCCATTGAGCGTATTGGTCAGCGGTTGCCATGCTATTTTCCTCCGGCAAGTATTTTGTCGGCTTCGTCTCTTATTGAACTATTGGCGCCACCTGTTTTAAGTTGTTGAATTGCGCTAGATGTTGCATTTGGTTTTCTGCCGTAAGAATTTTCAACATTCGCGGCGCTGCGGTTCAACATATCTTCAATAACTTTTGTTTGCTGCCGAATACCAGCGTCACTTGTAAACTTGCCAGCCCATGACGCTGGATTAGTTATTTGTGATTCAATAATAGACATATCAGGGCCGGTCAAAGCACCAAGCGTATACAAGTCTTTAAGGCCCATCAATAAGCCAGTGTACTTAGCTTGCATTCTTGCGGTGTCCTCGCCTTTTGGAAGGAAAGATGCACCAGTTACTTTCATGTTATTGACTTCATCTTTAAATTGCTTTAAAGAACCAGCTAATCCAGCCAATTGAATATCAATATCATGGAACTTAGCGGGGGCCTCTTTAGGTTTTGCTGCGCTTATTAGCGGCATGCCAGTGCCAGTACGCATATCCGTTACGCCAACAGAGCCACGGCCTGCGCCAGCCGGTGCAGCAGTTGGCATGGCTCCAGCAGGTGGCGCAGTCATAATTGGGGTTGCCACCAAAGTACGTTTATCAACGCCAACAAATTGAACGCTACCATCAGGCAAGTCAACTTTTTCAAGTTGAAAACCAGGATTTTTCTTGTTCCATTCGTCTTGAGTTTTTCTAAATGCCAAATCTGCTGCGGAAGCGTTATAAGTTTCCTTGCTAATCGCGGCATCATAAATTTTACGTTGCGGATCATTAGGCGGCAACGCATTACGCTCTGCAACTAATTTAGACAAATTGGTAGGCGTTACATCTTGCGGGGCTGTAAACACAGGTACACCAGCAACAACTTGATTACGTCCAATAACTTGAGGCTTGTAAAGTTCAGCCCTAATTTTTGCCAATTCATCATATTCCATTTTTGCTTGTGGAACATTTGGATAATTGCGCAATTCAGACATTCTTGCTTCAATTTTTTCCAATTGGCTTTTTGGAGCTATTGGTTGCGCGGCTGCTGCTGGCGCTGCAAGTGCATTAGCGAAAGCAGGCGCAGTAGGCGCAAGGGCATTAGCTGGTGCATTTGGATCAAACGTACCAGAGCCAAGTTCGCCTGGTGCGTATGCGGGGCGCGCTGTAGCAGCGGGTTGAGCGCCCGCAACGGCTGGTTTGTTTTGCGCTGCCATGTACTGCTGGCGCTCTGTAGCGGCTTGCACAGCAATTTGAGCCGCCATAATTTCTTTTGGGTCGCCAGACGAAATTGCATGTTCCCAATAAGTTTTAGCCAAATCCATAGGGTCGCCACTATGTCCTAACTCTTTGGCTTTTGCTATAAATTGATTTAATCCTTCTTGACGGCGCTGAAATTCATTTAAATCCAACTGCGCTTTTTGCTGTTGCAAACGCCCTGTTTCAAGTTGCTGCGAACCAACTTGCAATTGTTGCTGAGCAAGTTGATTGCGCTGGGCTTCTTGCTGGCCTTGTAAATATCCAGCAACCGGCGCAGCCGCATCGCCCATAAGTCCAAAATTAAGTGCCATGATTAACGCCCCATGTAGTTTGCGCCATACGCACTGTTGTCATACCCAGGCATAGCAACTGGGCCACTTTGGCCGTATGAATCAAACGGGTTAGTAAAATTAAAATTACCTCTGCCCAACATATTGGCGGCAGCCCCATATGTTGATGCCCGCGCTCCAGCACCCGCCAACAATGCGTTGCCTTGAGTGTAGCCAGTGTCGCTGTACAAATTACCTACGTTAGTGCCATAAGTTTGCCCAGCACTGCCTAATGTGTTAGCCGTAGTTTGACCAACACCAGCTAGACTTTGCAGCGGGCCTAAACGCGCTTGACGTTCAGACTGGTAACGGTTAAAAGCATTTTGATATTCTTGCGAGCCCATGTCTTGGCCATAACGGGCTGCTGCTTTAAGCGCACCGCCAGAAATAAGCCCGCCTCGAGCTGCTGCCTGACGATCCAACGCTTTTTGCCCTTCAGCCAATCGGAAAGCATAACCAGGGTCAGCTTGGAATTGATCCATACCAAACGGCGTGTAATCAGAAGCTGCGCTCAATTTAGTAAGCGCGTTTTGTCCAGCTTGCAACCAAGGCTGTTGCCGAGCAACATTTTCCTCGTACATCTTTTGTTGCAACGCAATAGATCTATCGTTAGCCGATGCCGCTGTATCTGCCGCTTGAGTCGCTGCATTTGATTGGTCAACGCCGCCGCCTAAAGTTGCCCCCAACGCAGCGCCTGCTGGGCCGCCAAGAAAAAATCCTGCTGCTCCGCCTAATAACGCGCCCCAATTAGCCATAAATTTCCCCTTTAATTAACGCTGTAAGCGATGATTAGAATTAAACCAATCATAACGCCGCAATGACAAAAGCCAGTAATTCTTCGTAGCGCACGCCGTAGATTTCGGTGCCTTCTAGCTCATCGTAGCAAAACATCCCGTACTTGGTGGCGTCCAGCCCCTCGGCAGCAAAGGCGTCGGCCAGCTCTTGTGCGTACACGCCAATGTGAATGCGGGCGCCGTCGCCCTTGGCAGCAACCGACTCGTTGAACTTGAAGGTCTTAATCAGACCCTTGACGCGGACGGCTACGGCGCGCTCAGCTTCAGACAACGGGCGATCCTGCTGCTTTTGGCGGGCGTCGGACGTGTTGATCGTGCCGGTGGTGGCGTAAACCGTTGTCCAGCGGAAGGACGGCGAACCAAGAATGTAGCTGTTGTCCACTGCTGGTGCAAACCCAACGCTTGGGGACACAAACACTGTGTTGTTGCCTAGCGTTGTATTGGTGCCGCTGGAGCCGACCGCCGTAGTTGCCGAACCAACTGTAACGCCGGTGACAGTGATGCTAGGCGAGCCGCTTAGGCCAGCC